ATGTGTGAAATGCACTTAACTTACTGAAACTATATAATTCTCTTTCCATTAATTCTCCCCTTTCAAAAAAATAGAGAGCTATTAATTAATAGCTCTCAACCCTCAGTTCCTTAAAAATATATATTAGATAATATTCTCTAGGATGCTATTAATTCCTCTAAATAGTTTATTAAATTCTATTTCAGTATAATAAAATGTTCTTCCTGATGTGTCTTTTACAGCAAATATTTTACCATATTCAGATATGCTTATTTCATTTAACATGTACTGATTATCTAAAGTTAGCGGCATATCATTTAATTCTACTTTACTTATATAATCTTTTAATTCCAATTTATTCACCTCACTTTGCATCTTCTTCACAATAATACCTTAAACTGTTTATAAAGTTTTCTGTAACATCAAACCCAGCTAACATCGTTGAGAAAAATAGTCCTATGGAAGTTATAATATCCAGTATATATTCTTCTATGCAAGATGCACTAGAATAAAATCCAATTTCCGTACTCCTTCCAAAATATAAACTATATATTAAATTGAAAATTAGAAAAAATATAAATAAATATAATGCTCTATATTTACTATTAATTGTTTTTTTCATTTTCATCACTCACCTTTTTTATATCTATTAAATCCCATGCATAGATTGTCTTTTCTGCTGCACTATATTTTTCACTTGTATCTAGTTGTATAAATTGCTCATCTACATTTTTTAATCTTCCCTTACAAAATTGTTCTTTTATATCTTCTATAGTTTTATATTTTACATTTATAATATCTCCTGTATATAAAACTAAACCATTTTTTAACTGCATTTCTTGTCTGACTTTTTGTATCATATGATCATCCTTTCTTCTTTTTCTAATAACATAGATATTAAAGATTCTGATATAACATCAGCTAAATCAAATATAAATTCAGGGTCTGAAGTATCATATATATCATATCCATTTCTACCTATAACTCCAACTATTGAATAATCTCCAATACATTGTAAATTTTTATGAACTCCTAAACCTGGCTTAACAGGCTCATTTCTAACTACAATTGTTCCTTTATCTGAAACTTTACTTATACAAGCATCAATGGCTATTATATTTGAATTTGGATAATTATTTTTTATTGCTTGTATTTTTTGTTCTAAATTTAAAGCATGTATTGTATCTCCAAGCACTCCAAATATTTGATTTTTAATAGTAGACCTTTCTAATATACTTCCAATCATAGGAGCTAAAGAGTCAGCCAAAACTCTATCACTACCTATACATACTATTAAAGTATCCTCATTTATAATATCCCTTAATACTTCTGATATTTTTGATACAGCATTTAGATTGTTGTAACTGATTTTTAATATATCCATATAACACCTCTTAAATATAAAACTCTTTCATATCATCTAATCTTAAACAAGCTAATTTCCCATTATCAAAACATGCTCCACAGTCTATATCTATTAGTCCCTCTTGTTTATATATTTTAACCTTTTCATAATCTTTAATGTTTTGGGTTGGTGTATGGCCAATAATAATTGTGTATCCTTTTATATGTTTATTAGTATTTAATATTGTTCTGTCCCATACACAAATGTCTTCTTCTTGTAACTCAATTATTTGCTCTATACTGAGATTCTCATAGTTATTTGGAAGGTATAGTCCAGCATGAACTAGTATAAAATTATCTATTATCTCTAAGTATGGAAGATTCTTAATATATTTATAAAAATTTTCTTTATATTCATAAGACTTCATTCCTAAATCATAAAATGTATCTTTACCTCCATTATAAAACCAAAGAAAACTACTATTTACATCTGTATAACTTTCTTGAAACATTAACTCATGATTACCTTTTAGAAGAGTTATATTCTTATACTTTCTTATATAATCTATAATCTCTAAAGACTTATCCCCTCTATCTAATACATCTCCTAAAATATATAAATGGTCATTTGAATTGAAATTGATTTGCTTTAACATTGAAATGAATTTGTCATACATACCATGTAGGTCACTCATTACATATTTAATAATCATCGCCTCCTTAAAACTAACTTTTTAATCTAAATAGCTAACATCTAAAATCTCGTCACCAACTATTTCAAAAGCACATAATATTTGTTTACCATAATCAGATAGCCATGACCCCCAAATACTACTACCATGTTCTAATAACCCATATGAATTAAAAGCATTTAATATAAATTCTTGTATCAAATTATTTTTACTACCAATTATTCCACAAACATTATTAAACTCTATTTCAAATATGTAACATCTTTCTGCGTATTCTAAATTACAATTTTTTTCTTTATTTTGTATTGCAGTCAATACTCCTTTTATCATAAAAGATACATCTTCAGGAGAACCACAACCACAAAAATCCATTATTTCATATCTTAGATGTAATATCATTTTACTTGCTATTTTTTTTAATTGATAATTATCATATATATTCATTTTTTTTAACTTAATCAAATCTATTTTATTTATTTTGTCCATATTATCTACCTTCTTTTTATATATTGCTTTCTTATATCTTTCATAAGTAAATATACTAACATATCTTTAGATAAATTTTCTTTTGAATATGCTATTGCTTTATTTAAAATTTCTGATATTTCATAATGATTAAAACATTTATCAAATAATAATTGAGAAAATGTGTCTGAAAATCTAATCTTTTTCATTTGATTCATAAACATTCTATGATAATATTCTTCTACTCCTAATTTACGTAAGGCATACCATTCAAATTTAGTATTTATCCCAGGAAAAATCCTTCGTATATGTACTTTTAATTCATCAAAAGTTAATTCTTCTAAAAAGATTATCTCTTTAGCAGCTATTTTATTTATTTTACAAATACCTGAAAATCCAGACGGAGGTCTACTCATTTCCCCATATTTATTTTTGTCAAATTTTCTAACCAGAGCTTTTACTTTAAAAAATCTATTACTCAAATTTAAATCATAATAATCAAATACGTCCTCTAAATCTAAGCATAAATGAAAACCATATTTACATGTACCAACATCCTTCCCATTCATGCTATGAGTTTTATTTAGTTCATACTGAAAATCTCTACATTTCATATTTTCATCTGTACCTTTATATCCTTCAACCCAAACCCAAGTATTTTTTTCTACTCTCTCTTTTTCTTCTTCTAACTCTATTTTTAATTTCTCAATATCTAGTAATTTTTCCTCCATTGCTTTATCATATTGTATACTGTTATTTGGTTGTTTAGGTGGAGGTGGTGGAACTTTTTCTTCAGTTATCTTTACATTTCTACCATATTTTTTGTTGAAGATATCAAACACAATATCACCTCACTTTATTATTTAGAAGCTATTTTAATTTTATATCCTAATTCATCTTCTATTTCTTCTTTAGTCATTGACTTAAGCTCATCTTCTGATTCAATATATAAGTTAGTGAAATTAATCAATTGATTTACTCTTCTTCCCCACTCTATCATTTCTCCAAATTCTATTATTATATCCTTCATGAAATTATCATCCAAATCACTAAAATTGAAATCTTTATTATGTAAAAAACATATTGAATCACAAGATGCTATCTTATCTTTGAATTCTTGAAAATTTTTACAATTAATTTCTGCAATATTATCTTTAGATAAATTATCTTTTAAAAACTTTAATTGAATAAATTCATTTTCTAACTCATCTTCAGTTGGCACACGAATAAAACAATACCCTATTGTTGTTGTTCCACCTCCCAATTTATAAAATTGACTCATATATTCTCCAGTACCTAATGTATAAAATTCTCCTTTTTTATAACATTCAATATCTTTTATACAATATATCGTATCTCCACCATGTATATCTTTTATTAATAAATTCAGCATAAATTTTACCTCCAATTCATATTAAAATATATTACTCACTTTCTATTAATGGATTACTATAGTAATTTGCCAACATAATACATTCGATAATTCCTCTTTCTGTTTCATCATATTTAGACATGTCTAGATATATTCTATCTCCATTCTTTTTTATACAAATCTCTAGCCCTAAATTATAAAATGACTCATTATTAAATAAACTCATTACTATTTTATTAGAAGTATTTTTATCTACTAAATAAACACCAATTAATTTATTTTTATCTATATATTTCTCTAGACTTTGATAATAAACAATTCCTATTCCCGATGTATCTAACACTAATTTATCACAGTTATGATTTTTAAATATTTTGTATATTTCAAAGATAAATTTATCAGATGTTGTATCTCTGTTAGATAATTCTCTAATGTACCCTCCATCAAGAATGCAAATACACATATTTTTTAATAATAAATCTACACTTATGCTCATTATCTTCATTATATATCTCTCCTTTATTTATAAAATTCTAGTTCATATTAAAACACATATTTTATTTAGCATCTGCTAATAAATCCCTAAACAATAAAAATTTTCTCATAAAATTAATTTCTTTACTTTTTTATTGTTTAACAAAGTTCTCTATATTAATTCTGTTTTTTAATAGTTTTTCAAATATTGTCTTTCCTTTATCACTAGGACTATCTTTGTAACCCAATAAATTATATTTATCCCATATTACAGTTATATTCACTACATCTTTAATATCTTGAACTAATTTATATATCTTATCTCTCCATATAACATATTCTTCATCATCTTTAACTTTAAATTGCCTATCAAAAGCTATGATTAATTCTTCAATACCTAAATCTATTAATATCTTTTTTTGTTCTCTACTAAAATTACTCCCACATATAGCTACAGAGGGATTATTTTTATACATAGTAGCCATTTGTAACACCGATTTTTCACCTTCAAATACAATAACTTTTTTGGAATTTTTGATAGATTTTTTATTTACATTTAATCCATATAGATTAAGACTTAATCTATGATTATAGCACCTATTGTCGTACCATAATGGAATATATTTGCCAAAACTTTTAGCCTTATCTTCATCTAAGTTTCTAACTCTAATACCAACAGGCCTAGCTCTATCATGCCAACAGAAATGTGGAATTACTATTTGATTTTCATATAGATTATAATATACTTGATATGTTTTAAGGACTTCAAAAGATATGTTTTCATTTTCCCACTCTTCAATTGGGACTTGCTGAAAAGTTTTATATACATATGGCTTTTTAGGGGTAGGAAGTAATTCTATTTGTATATCTTTAATATCATGTATCTGTTTTACTTTTTTCTTTATTCTAAATCCTTTTCTTAGCATTGGTTGATTTGAAATACCAAAGAAATCTTTTATTTCATTAATAGCATCTTTAAACTCATATTTATTTATGTGTATTAATAAATCTATTAAGCTACCTATATGGCCACAAGAACTATAGCAATGAAACGTTTTGCTTTCTGTATAATAAAATAATTTATATGAATCACCATTATGACATAAATGAGTATTAAATATTAATTGTCTATCATTACTTTTAGGAGATAAGTCCGAACCTAAATATTCCATAAAACTTATAATCTGTTTATTAGTCAAATCCTTTATTTCCATAGTCATCACCTAGTATGACAATTGTCCTCTATAGACTTTCTCGCACCTTCCTATTTCTTCAAACCTTCCAGTCTTACCATAAAATCTTAGGAGAATCACATCTCCATCTTGACCTCTTCTTGACTTATTTAAAAATAATAATCTGTATTCTTTTTGTAAATCTTTTATATCAAACTGGATATACTCTCTTTCAGTAGTCTTTTTTAGCTTATTATATTTTAGCCTATATGGTTTTAAAAAGAATTTTTTATTGGTTGAATCTAACTCTAAATCATTTACCACTTTTCTCATAAGCATCAATAGACCACAAACATTTTTAACAGCCTTAGCTTCTGCTAAATCCGAAGCTGATAGATAGGAACTTTTATTTTCTTGAGCTGTTACTAATTGCATAGATAATAGTGTTATTACATTATATTTATTTCCAAAATTGTCTAGTAGCTTAGAGTTCTCAATTAATCGTCCTGTATAATTTGTATCTGAGGAATTTTCTGACTTGAATGTATCAACTGCTATTACAGTAAATCCCTCATGTGCTACAAGTTCTTTACTTTTTCTTAGTATCTCAGATATTCCAAACTCTTCCATATATATAAATTTTAAACTTTCTTCAAAACCTCTATTTTTTAAAAAGGCTTCTATCTTTTCCATAAGTTCTTCTTCAAAGTCTGTAAAATCTCCATTATCAATTTTATTTCTATCTAAATCATGATAATTAAATATGTTGTATGCTATAAATGATACTAACATACTTTTAAAATATTGAGATTTTTGTTCATTCGCAAATATAACTACTTTTTCGCCTTGATATATCATAGATAATATATAATTAAAGAACAATAATGTAGTTTTCCCTATTCCCGAAAATCCAGATATTATATTTATTCCACCACCTTTACCAAGTCCATTAGTTCTATTTGATAATACTGGTAAACTATATATATATTTAAGTTCTTCATTGTCACTTAATCCTATTTCTTTTTCATTGTACTCAAACATAATATTATAAGGTGTTCCTGCTTCAGTTTTTTCTTTTAATTTTTCTCTATCTTCTTTTGTAAGTAAAAGATTTTCTACCTTCATATTATTTTTTATGGAATTTACACTACAGGAAGATATTAATCCCTCATAAAATTCTTCAACTTCTCTACAACTCATAGATTGGAATAATTCAAATGGAATAAATTTTAATTCATTATGATCCATCTCTTTTGTTATGTTAAAACCTCTTTTATCTAAAGCGATTAATAAATTGTTCTTAGCCAAATCATCAATATATGCTGATATATTAGTTTCTTTTCCATACTCCATAGCAGATGATAAGCTATTCCAACCACCATATTTTTCATATTCAGATTTAAGTTTATTTGAAGATACAAATTTAGCCACACTCGCTTCATCGAGCTCACTATGGGTTTTAGACATTGTTCTTCCTAATGAGAAAAAAAATTTTACTTTATCTATTATGAAGTCATTTTCACTAATTTTATATTCACTAAAAAGAGTTAATGATTTTAGCATTGTTCCTAAAACTAAAGTTTCTACAATACCTCTATCCTTTATTATTTTTTCATATGCACTCATTAATTCACCTCTTTAATTTTTTCAAATAAACTTTTTCTTTTATTAGTAAGTACCTTTTTAGGAGCAATTACTTCATAACATTTTTCACTTTCTTTGTATATCTTTTCATTTTCCTTTTCATATTTTATTTGCTTATTTCTAATTGTTATATCTCTAATACAAGCTTTTAATATAGTAAATACATAGCATAATTTAGGATATTCTTCTTCTATATCTTTTCTGTAGTTAAGCAATTCTATGATTTCATCTTTTTTTTCAAGCATACAGTCATATAGCTCTTCTCTTGTATAACCACTTTTTATTATATCTTGTAGCATCTTGTTTTTTTGATTATTTATAACCGTATATCCCATAATGTAATCTATACCAAGTTGACATTGTTTCCAAAAAAATATATCCTGCTGCTCTTTTCGATATTCTTGTTCATTGCAATAATACCTATTCTGCTTATTCCCTCCAGATGTAATATGTTCTACTTTATAAGCATCTTTTGTATTTAATTTTTTCTTACAAACCTTACACTTACAATTCAAGATTTTCCCTCCTATGCTATGTATTTATTGCTACCTCATTCAAGAGGTAGCATTTTTTTACTTACACTCTGCTTTTCTTAACTGTTGTATTTTCTTCTTCAGACTTGACTTTTGATTTATCTATTAGAGAATTACCATCATCGTCTTCATCAAATGATAATGCTAATACTGATTGAATTGCGTATCTTCTTAAGTAAGTTTCTAATGCTCCTCTAGCTTGTATATCATTAGTCTTAGCTGGTTTAAATGGTGCAGAATTTGACTCTATATATTCGCCTGATGAATGCTTTAGTTTAGTTTTTATATATACTTTATCATTACCTGCATCTTCTGCTGATTGCATTAGTATTAAATCATGTTTCGCTAATAATGGATTTACTGCTTTAAGAATTGTATCAAGGTTTGCATATTTAGACCTGAAAAATGGGTTTGTATTATCCTTTGGAATTGATTCTATATCTAAATGAAAGGCTATTAATGCTTTTGTTATCTCAATTTGACTATTACTCTCTTTTAATCCGTCTATTCTATCTGAATATAAATTTGATATATACGTCTTTATTTCCTCATTTACCACTTTCTTGAAACCATCATTCATTGTTTTTTCTTTAACTTCCATTCACATCTCTCCTTTTTAATAGATTATTTAATTTATAATTTAAAATGGTACATCATCATCACTTATCTCAATTGTCTTACCATTTTTATCAATATCTCTTTGTTTTTCTTTTTCATCTTTTTCTTTTATTTTTTCTCTCATTGCCTCTATATTCTTATCTGTGAAAGGATAATTTTTATCACTAAATATTTTGTCTCCATCTTTCAAAGGTTCATCGCCACCTTCTATTTCTAAAAATGTAAAAGCACTTTTTTTAATTCTTGAACCAAATCCTGCTGATTTACTAACAACCATAGATTTTACTGTACCTTCAAGAAGGCCAACATCTCCTATTTTATATAAACTTTTAAATCCTTCTATCATATCTTCATTATGTATTCTAAATGTCATATTACAACCTTGCTTACCATATTTATTAATTAAACCCTTAATCTCTAAATATTTACCTAAATCATCTTCTTTTTCTTCTATATTTTCAATTAATGTATATACTCTCCAGACCTGACTTGCTTTTATTGACTTTACAACTTCACCTTTGTCATCAATCGGATTACCTTTGTCATCATATTTTTCTCTATTGCAGAAAGTTCCTGATATCTGGAATCTCTCTTTCTTTTCACCATCTTTATAGTATAAGTTATTATCTAATGAACAAATACATCTAACAATATCACCTTTTCCATCTTCTGCTCTAGTTTTTATTTCATTAGCTATTGTCTCTATTCCTAAAAACATTTGATTTGGTGAACCATCTGACTTAAACATTGATGTAAAATAATCTACATTTACTGATTCATTTGGTGCTGTTTCAACTTTTAAGGTAAATCTTATAGCTTCTTGACCAGTCCCTTGATTTATTCTAGCTATATTTAATATGTCTAAAACTTCTCCTGATATAAATACTTGATTATAATTTATTCTTTTTTCTACCATTCCCACTTCTCCTTTTGTATTTTATTTATTTTAATTTTTTATTTTTTTAAATAAATCTCGATTAAATTGACTATGAAAACTCTCAATTTGATTTGCTATACTTTCACAACATAATTTTACTTCTGTATTTGCACTTGAATTATTATTTCTCTCTTTGTAAACATGCCCCCACTCAGTCATATTTACTTTAAAAATAAAATTACTAGGAATACTTAGCATGTATAATCCTCTTTTTACATCTTTATTATCTTTTAAATCTTCTCTTATATATCCATTTACGGCTTTTATATAGTTTATTCCATTAATTTTGATTGTTTTAGGTATATCTTGATTTACATGTTGTAAAGCAATATCAGTAGGAATAATTTTATCTTCATACCATTCTGATATCTCATGTTCAAAATCAGCTAACCTTGTGCTACTTCTTATTATTCTATTATTAAATCTTTTAGCATGAGAATCCCAATCATCCTGACCAGCTCTATGTAATCCCTCCACTGTAATAGACATATCTATGAATCTTAACATGGTTGTATGAGTCCATCCCCATTTCACTAAGCTATCCATCCATTTATTAAATTGCTTTAATTCTGAACTTAGTCTATCTGAAATAATTAATTTGCCCCTATTATCTAAAACTTTATTGCATATCCTTCTGATTTCCAATTCTTTTTCTCTAGTCCAACTTCTTTTACTCATGAACATTGATACTATAGCATCGTCAATCCCTGTTATTTCATTTAAATAAACTTTCAATTTATCAACTCCTAATCTTCAACTATAATATATCCTTCTTTATAATGCCTTCCCATATTGTTCACCCTTTTATAATACTTATAATCACTCTCCCCTTTTATTCTTGGCACAAATACATCTATAGCATTAAAATTACCAAAATATTTATTAGAACCTCTATCTTTAACCACCTTTAAATTTCCATCAACTAATATTTTAGTTCCGAATTTAAGATGATTATTGGCCACAAACCCATATTGTAATTTTTCTCCTGTAGCTGTAATAGCTCCATATTTACTATTTTCACAGTTTAAAGAAGTATAGTAACTTACTTCCCATGTTACAGGAATTAATTTTTCTATTTTTACTCCTAAGTCCTTTTCTAAATTAATTCTCTTGATTTCTAATTTATATTCAGAACTATTTTTGTGTTGCTCCCACTCATATTTATACATTAAGTTAATATTTTTAGCTGTATCTGCTACAATATTTTTATCCATCCTGCTAGTACTCATCTCTTCAATATTAGCAAATATATATATGCTACTACCCATTACTAAAACACTTGTTACTAATATATTTCTCCACCTCATAAAGACCTCCAATCATATTAAAATGATAATTTTAAATACTTATTTATTCTACAAGAGCATCATCTAATTCTTCATTAGATGGTTCTTTTCCTTCCCCATTCCATTCAAAAGCATCTTCTAAATATGCATTTGGATTATAACAACAATAATCACAATCTCTATTTTTATTCTCACATATTTCTTTAAGTTTGCAACTCATTTTTAGTCCTCCTAAATTTATTTATTATTTATTTCATCTAATATTAAATTCACCTGTTTCTTTGCTTTTTTAACTTCAATTCTTGCCAGACATAACTTAATACCTTTATTGCAATCAAACTCATCTGAACCGTGGCAAGTAGCTGATGCTTTAAAATCTCCCATTCTAACTTCTACTTTCTTTCCATTTGTTCTATACTTACAAGTCTTATTTGTCTCAAGTACAGTTGTAGTTTTCCATTCACTCCAAATATGTTCTTTTTTCTTAGTCTCTATTGCAACTTCAAAATATTTTTTTAATTCACTATAATTCATGAATCCCATCCCATAATCTGTTTTAAAATGTATATCTCCATTGCTTCCCACAGATGTAATGACAAATATATCTCCTATTTTTAACATCTCAAAACCTTGTATTTCTTTCATTAATCTTATTTTAGTTCCTTCTATTAACATCTTTATTCACCCCCCCTTTTTTACCTTCTCTGTTTTAACTATATCCATAGTATATCATATACCTTCTATGTTCTCAATAGTTTTTTTTAATATTTTTAGAATTTATATATTTTTCTTTTAGTCCTTTATTATTTCTTATATATACAATATCGCTTATATGTTTTATATATTGTACATCATTAGATATTCTCATCAAACTTGTAAGAAAATAAATAGAATAACTTCTAGGAATTCTTCTCTTAATAACTAAATCTATAGCTGTTTTAGCAGCGTTATAACTTTTTAAATGAGTATGACCTTCTTCAAATTTTTTATTTGTATTGTAAACAATATATCCATTTTTAGATTTAATAATAATATATTCTTTTTTCTCATATATTTTATTTGTATTCATTATAAATCCTCGATTTTACGCCATATCTTTTCTAACTTTCCATGTTTTCTATTTAATCTTCTTCTAATTTCATATGCGGATTTAATTTCTTCTTTTACATTTTTCCACTTCTCCAAAACTTCTTCATACTCTTTATTCTCTTCTTTTAAAAATAGTATTTCTTCATTTAATTCATCTATTTTAGTATTTAATTCTCTGTTTTTCTCTAGTAAATCACGATGTCTTTGTTCGTCTATAAGTATTGAAATCACTACCTTTCACCGACCTTGTATACGCCATTTTAAGACTGCACGGTATAAACACAAGCTATCATTTATATACGGCCTTAGAATGTCATATATGGGGTC